TTAAAGACTTCAGCCAGCTGACGATTATACAAGTTAAATACTTGACCGCTAGAATTCAGGTGAGAATGAGCCAGGATAAAGCTACAGATTTAGAGACACAAGCGGCTATGAAGGGAACTAAGATCAATGTCCCGAGAGTCTCATCAAATCCCTGATTTAATGTGTCCGCTATTCCTGCGACCTTGTTGAAATTTGTGGCCAGTAGTTCGACTGTAGTGTTACCGAATTTTTGAGCTGTGAAAAACTTCTCACTGATTTCTGTCGCGGTTCCAGCCTTGTCTCCGAAAGCTGTGATAGTCGCTGTCAATGCCAAAACAGCCGCGTCTACAGAGGTCGCGCCCACATTCGCCAGATTTGAAGCGGCGGCCAGGGCCTCAAGTGAATCCTCGGCGTCTATTCCTGACGAAATCAAACCGAATAGGGCATTATTTAGTTCATCAAATCCCTGACCAGTGTTTTTTCCTATTTCTAAAACGCCTTGTTGTAGGTCTTTAAATCCTTGTTCTAATGTTTTACCGGCGAATGAGGTATCATCCAGTAGGGTTTTAACTGTGGCTCCTGATTTTTCAAACGATGAAAAGGCCGCTGTCGTCCCAGCTATCACTCCAGTCAGAGCGGCGAATGCGAATCCGGAGACTTTAGCCGCTGTGGCTAGACTCTTTTCAAGCCCGTCTGTCTGTTTCTTAATATCCTTCAGAGCCTTTTGAAAGCCCTCGACGTCTCCACTTATTTTTATAATGAGTTTTTCAGCCATTTTTTGCCCTCTCAGTCCTTTTTCTAGCTAGAGCGATTTCCATAACTCGCTCCGCTTTCTTTTCATCAATCTGAGAAACTTTCTTATTTTCCTGGCCTTGTTTTTCCGTGATAATCACGACTCTCGGGACATTGATCTTAGTTCCCTTCATAGCCGCTTGTGTCTCTAAATCTGTAGCTTTATCCTGGCTCATTCTCACCTGAATTCTAGCGGTCAAGTATTTAACTTGTATAATCGTCAGCTGGCTGAAGTCTTTAAGGGTGTATCCGTATTGGCTGGCGATGAGGTCGTAGATTTTTGCCCAGTCCGTTTCACTGCTCTCCTGGTCGCCCGATTCTGTGTTTTTTTTTCAATAGGACGAACAGCTCCGGACCCGTCAGTCATAGCTAGAATTTCAGCGACTCGATCACCTACGCCTAGAGAAGTTTGAAAGGCGGCTATGGCTTTTTGTAGGCCAGACATTCCCTCAATTTTTGATCTGAGCATTTCTGGGCCAGTCTTTTTGACATTTTTTTTCTCATTTCCATCATCGTCAAACTCATCAACTTCAGAAGGTGGAAATCTCCTTTTATCCTCATCACTCATCAATCTATAGATGGTGATCATTAATTTATCGACCTCTAAGCCTTTCGCCAGCTGATCCTCAACTGTGGCCCCAAATTTTTCCTGCATCCAGGCCCAGTCATCCACTGTGGAGGGTCTTATTTGGATCATTTCGCCACCGGCGATTTCAAATTCTGCTGATTGAGGTATGAGGTCTTTAAGGGTCACTTTTGGAGTAGTCATGAGATGAATGTAGGTGAACATTTTTCAATCAGAAAGTTTTTTATTTTCTTTTTCATATTCTGTCCGTACAAATGGGATCAAACTCAACTAAAACCCAGGAGAATCAATGAAAGGATTAATGACAAACGTTATATTTACCCCAGAGGCCATAAAAAATATTTCCAAAACCGGAAATGTCTGGGGAACTACAACGCAATATATTTATAATTTTACAATAAAACTACCATTTAATTATAAGGCGAGATTTCAACAAAAATCTAAAAACGATGCATGGGGCCGTTTTGGCGGTGGATGGAACTGGAAAGTTGGAGCTCAGTGTGGTGGAACTACTTTAATAATTGATGTATTTGTGATGAGCATTAGAATCGGAAAAAGGTGAAATATGAAAACTCATGAGCTAAAAATACTACCTCAATATTTCAAGAATGTAGCATCAGGCCTCAAAACCTATGAGGTGAGGGTCAATGATCGAAATTTCAGCATCGGAGATATAGTCATTCTCCAGGAATGGGGCCCAGATACTCTATACACAGGACTACATCTCATATACAAGATCGGCTATATACTAGACCTGGGTGATAGTCGGATCGTTTTCTCACTGTTGAAACACACAAAAACGTAAAAAAAGGAGAATATTAATAATGACGAAATTTCATATAGAAAAAGGCGATTTATCAGATGGATATCACACGTTTACCGAGCTTTATGCACACAGAATTATCTTATGGATTAATTTGTGTTTAGCTACTGCGGGAAACAGAAATAGCTCGTATTTTGTTCAAGAGCATTTTGAGGGCTGGGATTTATTAGTCATGTATAATTCAAATGGTGATCAAATGAGCTACCACGTTCCGATGTCTAATAGATATTTATATGACAAAAGAATTAAGAAAATGAACTCAGATCAGCACGAGTTTGACGGCCACACCTCGTCTGACGTAATTAAACGACTGACTGATATAGTTGAAAATGATAATAAAAAACCATGACCCCCAAATCAAAAAGAGCCGATGTCAGGCTCACTGAATATGAATGGAATAAATTGAAAACCCTGGCGAGGATCTACGCCGGTGGAAACTTGAGCCTCTGGCTGAGATACGCTGGGCTCAATGCTCCGAGAAAAAAGGTCAATCCTAATGACCTTAAATTGTAGTCATGCCCTCATTTTCTTTTTCTAGGGCCCTCATGGCGGTTTCCACCTGACGATCCCTGATCTCCTCACCTGGCCATCTAATGTTATGACCTGGATCAGATAGCTCAACCTCAAAACCATTGTCCTGGAGCTCCTTGATCATCTTGTCGCCTAGTTTGCCATCATATCTATTGAGCCTTTTGAACTCCTCTGTGTGTAGAGCGACTTGACCAGCTTTCGCCATTTCCATCATTTGAATCGAGATCATATCCCTGACTGAATCATATTCCTTCTGATGTGGCCGTTTATTTCTCAATTCTAGATTTTTTTGAATGTCCTCAACTTTTGGAAAGTTCATAATTTACTCCTATCTAGTGTTAAATTTAATCAGTTCTCTCAAAATCTGAATCAGTAATATCTCTATTCTTGAAGGGACATCGTCTTTATTTTTAAATTCATCATGTAGATCCTGCTCGATTTCGTCACGCTTTATCTTTTCATTTTGCTCAGCCATTATCCGCCCTCTGTCCACTCTGGTTTTGCCATTTCAACTAAAATATCTTTTTGGTTTAGCCATTCATAGCCATTGAATACTGAACTGATAGGGGCTCTTACTTTTAAAACATATTCTGTGCCAGCGATATTTTTCCTAAAGGTCTCTCTGGTTGAATTATAGTCCCTCTTAACATTGTTTTCCATCTCGTTTGTCAGATCGTCAGTTGGCACAATAATATAAAGTATTTTATCATTAAAATAACTCACGATGGCACATCCAAGGTTATATCTCCAGATTCCATATTTACCATAGTTGCATCATCCGTACTTATATTATCCAGTAATGTTGGAAAAATATCGCCATCACCCATACGCCACCAGTTTAATAAATTTGCCGAGGTGGTTAAGCTACTAAGGTCTTTAGGTATGCCTGAATTATAAATTTCAGTGACTTCAGCTGCCGATAAATTTTTATCATATATAGCCGTTTCATCTACGCTACCATTTAAAACCACATTTGGGCCATCTCTACCGCTTATCTGAAAATTGGCAGATGTCAGAATGGACGCCGATAAAGCATTAGTAATAACAGTAATAGCCTCTAAACTGCCATCTAAATATAAAAATAAACCAGAAGTGTTTGAGGACCCATCATAAGTCATTACAAGATGATGCCAATTACTATCATTAAAAGTTGAATTCGTTCGAATAAATATTCTGTTAGATGTCCCATTATTATTAATTAAAGCTGCCTTTATTTGACCAGCTTCAATGAACATATTCCAGCCAGGAAATAAGCCGGAGTTAGCTTGCCTTGAAACAATAAACTCGGCTGCAGCACTTGATGTTTTAAACCAACAACTAATAGAAAATTTAGTTGTGCGCTCAAAATTACCTACACCGCCAACGACAACGAATTCGTTAACGCCACCAAATAAAACACTTTTTAAATTACTAAAAGGTGGAGGCACAACAGGTGGAAATATTGTTAATCTGTCATTCCATATCTGATTGAATTTTCCCAGGTCAGCGTACGTCTCATCTGTGACTCCACCGCCAATTACTCTCCTGGATATGCGCCATATTTCAGCTGAGGTGAGTGCCAATGGATTTTTTGCCAGGCCTGTGAATATTATAGTAGCGTCTTGTGCGTCTATTATCTTCCGGCCCCATATAGTCAGACCTTCATGCGGAGCTGTATGAGCTGAAATTTTGCCCTCAGGATTGGCTTCGCCAGCCACAGGAGCGCCCCTGTCACATCCCGTTTCCCCTGGAGCCTGAACCCTCAATCTACTGTCAGCCATTTTCTCTCCTTAAAAACCCAGAGGACGCTTTTTATTCACATCCTCCAGGAGCCCCTCTGACGACCAATAATCAGAGGTATGATTTACAATTCTGGATCCACCCAGCGGACTTTAGCGATTCCGTTTTTGGCAGAATCATAGAAAGCCTTGACGGCGATTTCGGCCTCACCGAAAGCCTTTTCAGCCAGTCCCAAAGGTAAACCTGACCCTTTACATCTGAAAGCGTCAATCTCGAACATTTCTCCGTTCCCTCTCTGTTGAGCCACCATAATGGCTCCGAAAACTGGAAAAGTATCGCCGGAGGCGCCTATTGTGACCTCCATTGATTTATCCGATTGAGGAATGACCTCAAATTCAGCGGTGTCATCCGTATCCATTCCAATGGTTCCAGCTCCACCGGTCAATTCTAGGCCATAGCCAGGAATAGTCACCGGAGTCGCTGTGACAATAGTCAGAGGAGCAGCTGTAATTTTTAACAGATCATCCTCAAAAACAGTATCAGCTCCTCTCTGAAAATCGACGTCTGACAATGCGTAGACATCAACAGTAGTCGCCGAAACTGCAACAACTACATATTTTGTGAATTTAAGATCACCCTCAGAGCCAGCTTTCGCGGCTACCGATGCGATACCTGTCGCATCCACAAGAGTTCCATTTTTATCGACTAGGGCTGAAACAGTTCCATTCGCCGCGGCTCCAGATGCGGTCGGGGCTTTTCCGAGGAAAAGTTCGAACATCCAGTCCTCGATTTGTTTCACGCTCAACGCGATATCGGCGTTCACATTTCCCTCCTCGACAGCCCAGGCGAATTTATTAGATCCACCGAACTGTTCGACAAGTTCACCGGCTATGGTGAATGTCGAGCCAGCCAAAACTTTCGCGACGCCAAAAGGGAGCCCCGTAGATCGGCTGTATGGAGAAAATGAATGAACTCCGTAGACTATTCTAGGATCTGATAATCCCATTCTAACCTCCTAAGGTTCATAATACTTTTTCTGTCTTTAAATTCTCGATGAATTTCACCGGAATTTTTGACAGGTCATCGCCCTTTTTGATCTCTAATTGAAATTCATTGTGGCAGATCGTGAAATCTCTCAACGCCTTTCTTTTACCAGACCCATTACTTTTATTTTCAATTTTTTCGCTATTTTTATCTGTATTTTTGCCCATATTATCCTCCTAAGATAGTGCTAGTTCGAGGTTGATTCCAATACCCGCGTAGGCATCACTCGAGTTTGTTAATTTGAACGGAAATGGAGACATTGAACTGATCTCTAGTTTGACCCTATTGTTCACAGAGTTCCATCCCCTTTCGAATAAAATCTCAAATATTTGTCGGTATCTGAGGAGTTCGATTCCTATGTCATATGGCTTCTGATTTCCGATAGACAAAATCACAGCCAGATCTACAGTGTAGATTTTATTTGTGGCTGAATTCGCTGACTCCACTGTATTCGGACTTTCTCCGTAGAAAATAAATGGATTATGGGAAATGGTAGTCTCATTTAATGTCTGAAAAAAATATGCCGCGTCATTGATTGATTTGAGAGTTTGATCCGGCCTGTCAGTATTCATTTTAGTGATAAATGGATTCATATTCTCTATGAGAAACGGCTTGAGCTCTGCGAAAAATGTCTCTACATTGTATTCTTTTTTAAAATTAGGCGGTGCTATTATGGTCATCAGCCTATCTCCTTATTTGAAACCTTAAATACATAGTCATTTAGAATATTGAGCCAGCGATTTGGCCGGCCAGCTGTGGGTCCTCGAGCGAACTTTTTAGCCTCTGGTCCTATGAATAAAAATGGCCTCACTGGCAGAAATTTTGTCCCGAATTGATGAAAAATGCCATATGGGACTCTAGATCCTATTGTGAGAGCTGTTTTCGTCAGTGTTTTGATAGTGTCGGGATTTCCTCTTTCGCCTGGGGCTGACATTGATCTTTCAAGGCGACCGGTCGCTTTCAAAATAGGATAGACAAAACCGACCGCTTTTTCCTTTTGTGTCTTATTTTGGATATCCTCATATTGACCTGGTCCTTTGAGGCCCCAGATAGCCGCATTTGATTTGAAAAAATCGAACCTGATCAGCTTTAATGGGATTCTTAGATCCTTAGTAACCTTTGAAGCCCTTTTCAAGGCCTGGTCAAATAGCTGTGTGGGATCTACTTCGTATTCTGTTACCACTGATCAACATTCCTTTTGTAGAAGGGCTCAATCCCATTTTGTGAATTGAATGATCTAACCCCATCAGTAGAGTTCGCCAGCTCAGAATCCTTTAGATCTAAATTTCCCTTTGAAATCTCATCTATCATCTTGAATGCCCACTTTTTAGGATCTGTATTGATAGTCACGCCTTGAGTCGTTTCCGGAGCTGGGGTTTTCACCATCAATTTTCGAGAGACTCTACAGGCGACTAAAGTAGTTGAAATTTTCTGGAGAACCAATAATGACTCGGCCGGACCGGTGACTGGAGTCGTGTATCGTTTCCCTATGAAAACATTTATCACGCTGTCAGCCTCATCTATCCACCTATTTACTTGAGCCGCAGTGACTTTAGTCTGGGCGTCAAATGTGACATCCACAAATTCATCGGCGACCTTGTCATTATCAGTATATGCCATGTTCTATTTACCTTTCGCCTTCTCGGCTTTAGCTTTTTCCTCTAGCTTTCTCTTTTCATCTTTAGTCAGAGATTTAGCCGCCTTGTCAGCTTTAGCCTTTTTATCGGCTATGGCTTTCTTTTCAGCTTTTGACTGTGTGGTCTTTTTTGGTTTCTCTTTAGCGGGCATTTTTTCAGCGATTAAACCCTTTTTTAACAAGTGCTTAGTTGACTCGTCATCGAGCTTTCCTACCTTGTCACCAGGGACATATCGTTTTCCACCAGCCTTGAATGATCCTATACAATACATTTTTTCCTCCTAAGAAAGGGCCCCGCCAGACCGGCCAGGAATAGACGGGGCCAAATTAGTTAAGCTATGGCATCCTTAATTAAGAACGCACAAGTGACATTAGATAATAGATCATCATAATTATCAGTCACGATGATTCCCTCCGCCATAGGAGGATTGTTGAGAGCGAATCTGAAGGTCTGACCCATTGTCTCGTTCGATTTCCTGATGGTATATCCTAGGCTCACCTGATATTTTTGAGCCGTTTGTGGAGTCACCATGAAAACCGCATTATCAGCCCAAATAGGAGTCCGAACAGGAGTTTGTCCCTGGGCGGCGCTATTGAACTGAGGTACGCCTATTAATAGACGTCTGACAGACATGGCTTTCGCAAGTTCGATCTCTGTCAATGTCCCAGCTCTATTCTGTGTAAAACCGAGGTTTTCCAGAATAGCGGGATGATATTTCAAGGTATTGGCGACTTTCCAACTGATAATCGCCGAATCAGGAGGCATTCCACAGCCATCGTAGACAGTATTCTGAGCCGTTTTGAAATCATCAATAGGATCAGAATTCGCGAAATCACTCCATTGATCGGTACCTGTTAAGGTAACGTTCTGAGTGATTACACTTGTGTCTCCGAGGACATCGGACAATGCTTTTTCCCGAGAAATGGACATAACAGTTTTTAGGCCGAGAGTCTCATCCTTTCTAGCATCAAAAGGCTGTTCGACATTATCGAAATCATCTTTTGTCACTATTCCCTCGAGGCCATGGTTCTCAATTTTATAGCCTTCAGATGATCGGACTATAGAATTGTAGCGAGGAGCTTTTCCTCTGCCACCCATGACATTGTTAACAATTCTCAAATGATCCTCACCATATCCACCGAGTAAACCTGAACTCTGTTTCACTCGGATTTTAGGTAGAATCAATTCAGCAATAAAACCAGTAGGGACAAAGGCTTTTGATACATTTGTCAAAAGTTTATCCACTATGGCTGTTTTTTGACCTGGACTAGACATATTTACCCCCTACGCCTGTTGAAAGAGCATGACTTCACAGCCAACAAGATCATCTAAGATCCCGCTCTCTGCTACCATTGCTCCGGTTCGAGCGGTTCCGGCAGCTACAGCCTTTCCGTTCGCGTCAGATTTAACAAATACGCCACGCGCTAATGTGGCGCCCAAAAGGAGAACGGCTCCGGATCCGGCTTTAGCTACCTCTACACAGGTAGCGTCATCAGCGTCGTCCTGAGCAACCCCTATCATATCCTCATTGGCACCACATGTGACGACAGATTCATCGTCAGTACCGAATTTCACAAAAGTCCCCTTGACAATCGCTGTTTCAGTTTTGTAGGTCCGGACATTTTCTCTAGAATCAAAACTCATTCTATGCCTCCTTGTTATACTGTTTTGCTAGTATGGGATTCTCATTGAGAACCAAACTCTGAGCCTCACCGATGTCGATCTTGTCTTTCTCGGCGCGTTTCTCAGCCAGCTCTATGATTTGGTCCTCAGCGGATTTTGAACCACTGTCTCCCTTGTCACCCGAGCCTTGAGCACGATTGTTAACATCAACAGCCTGAGCCGTCTCAGCGAATTTTTCGAATTGATCATCGGACAAACTGGCAACAAATTCTTTTTGGGATTTTGTCACTTTTCCAGCTTTCATCAACTCATTGAATTTTAAAGTTCGAGCGGCAGTTACAGCCTCTTTCTCAGCCTTTTCGTTTGCCTCTTTTAAAGTTTTGTTCTCTGTCTCCAGATCACTCAATTTTTTTGAGACTGCTACGGCGCTTTCGCCGAGCGTTTTCCATCCATCTAGCTCACCTTTCGTTTTGACATTCTCAGTCAAAAGATTGTGATTAGATGTTCGGAGTTCACCTAGTTCTTTTTCCATTATGGAATCTCCTGGTTTTGGGTTAGTGTTTTCATTCGGGTCTGACAGCTCTACAGCTGGGGACATGCCTTTCACAAAAGGGCGATTCGTGAGGGCCGCTCCGAGTAGAGTAGGACCGAATGATTTTTTGGATTCATTGTCGATATAATCGTCCATGAATTCCGCGCTGATGTATCTCCATTCCCTATCATCAAGAGACCTCATAGCGGATTCTGTCCAGGACACTTCAGCCCACAGTTCGCTATCTTGTTCTTGTAAATATAGATCAGTGATCCACCCAGCCGCTTTTTGTCCATTTTCATGAGCGTAGTCTATCGCAATGTCAATTTGTCTGACATTGTTCTGGAAATTCTTGACAAAACTACGCAAAACTTTCGACGAGATCTCAAACTCACCGAAAATATCGTGGAAAAATTTTCCTTTTTTGAGGATTTGAATTCGATTATCAACCCTTTGTTCATTTAATTTCAGTAAGGGGCTCCTGAATTTTCCATCTTTCATTTGTTTTGATCCCATTTTCTCCTCCTATAGAGTCACTGATTTAAGGGCGGCATTTACTTGTTTTGTAGTTCCCGAGGGTTTAAGGCCCCCAGGCGTTAGATCAGGATTGTTCTTTTTCCCTGTCAAATTCACCGAGATAAAGCTCTCACAATTATGGTGGAGAGGAGGCATGAAGTTCCTTGAGTCCCCATCATCAGCCGAGAAAGTCTTTCCAGCCAGGTTTTTACAGATTTCAGCCACAGGGTCAGGGTTTGTAAAGGTAAAGCTCTCGATCTCTTTTTGAACCTCATCATCAGAGAAAAATGAATTTCTAGATTGGTTCACAGTTCGTCCAGCTGAGTTTCCCGCGGCCGCTGTCACGCTGGCTGAGCTCACTTGATCATCTACTGACTTTTTCAAGACCGCCTCAAGGGCATCGTCATCGACATTCCGAACTGTGGCCGCCGCGTAGGTGAACATGACAGCTTTTTCCATGTCCCTGGCTGTAGTTTGAACCAATAGGGTCGCCTGAGCGTTCAAAAATCGCTGTGTTCTAGTAGGTAGTTTGTCAAAATCATCAAGTTTTATTCCGGTTTCTCTGTCGGTGAGCTTGACGTCAGCCGCTCCAGGCACCTCTTTTCGCGCCTGTTTTTGTGCATCGACTGAGATCGTAGTGAGCGCCTCTTTAAGTTCTTTTCGGAACTCTTTTGGGATTGTGAGCTGGGTCCTACCGATGGCCGCATCTTTTTTGGAATCTGGTAGTTTTTTGCCCTCACTTATGAGTCTCTGGGAGAGTTTCGCGCCGATTTCGGCGAGGTTTCGCTCAAATATTGGTCGTAATTTCTTTTTACTAATTTTGATTTGAGCTGTCGCCTTAGATTCAGCCAGCATAGACGCCCCTGTTTCAAGTCCTCGGCGTATAGATCCTCCTCCTTGATTTGAATTTCCAGCTCCGCCCCCTGTAGATCCACTATCAGAGTGATCATGTCCTCTATTGGAAACCCCTGCAGAACCCTCAACCGAGCCACGAGAGGCATTTTCGAGGACCTCACCGGCTTTCCCTCCATGGCTAGCTCCATTTCGCTTAGAAAGCTCGGCGGCGGCGATGACTTTTTCTTTTTCGGCATCCAGATGCTCCTGGTTCTCCACATTATCAGCCGGATTAGGTTCAAGATGAGAAGTATTATTTAAATGAGACGTATTCTGGTCTCCGGTCGAGGCTGGCCCAGCGGGCGGAGTAGCCTTTCTCTGAGTTTTCTCATCGGCTTCAGGTAGTCCGAGCCTTTTTCTCAATGAACTCTCTAGGCGGTCATCTGGAGTGATCATTCGGCCATCTACAAATGTTTTCATCAATGTAGCGAATTCAGAGCCAGCTTTATCGGCGATCCCATTGGCGACCAGTTTTGGATAGGCCTCTTGCTCTCCGAAATTCATTATGATCAGTTCTTTTCCGACCTTGTCGAACTCCTCAGCGATTGTTTTGGCTATATACTCGATCCCCCCCAGGAAAAAATCAGACAAATCATTTGATAGGGCATATGATCCACCGCCGCCGCCGCCGGCCAGCTCTAAAAAGTTAGCTAAAAATGCGAATGTCATCTCTTTATTTTCAAAATCAATGGCTTTTATCGTCGCATCAGGTTGAAACGTATTTGATTCGAAATCTATCTCCCAACCCTCAGGCTTGATAATGTAATTATTTTGATGAGTCGCATATGATTTAAGGGCGTCCTCAAAATCATCGGCGGCCTTTGAGTTTTCCTGACCTTTTGGTATTGTCCCAATGGCTGTAGGAATAGCGTGTTTCTCAGTTCCAATAGCTGTCAACTTCAAATAAGTTTGTTTCCTCAACCACGATCCAAAACAGGGACGGAGTAGGGAAATCCCCTCATAATTGTCACCCTCTTTATCTATAGATATAACTGAAAGCCATTTAGCATCTATATTGACGTCCACATCGAGATCACCGAAAGACTGTTGATGGATAGAAAGTAGGCATCCATGCTCATCGACATTCCAGCCCTCAATAGTTTTCATGGCCCTCAGACCCATGGAGGCTAGACTGTTATAGGTCCCCCAGCGAGGATGATTCTCGACTATTTTGTGAACTCTCTCTAATACAGCCGCTCCAAAATCTACACAGCTCATCGCGTCGCCTAGTGTCCCTGACCAGGTTTTCGCCATATCATTTTGAAATACATGATCCAAAAATTCGGCGTGTTGATCGCCTTTTTCCACATCTTTTGGGGCCGTCCATGACCAGTCCGCGGATCTTAAAGGATTTTTTATGGCGCTGAGATTCATTTTCACTCGAGCGTCCTGGCGTCTCATTTTGTCAAATTTTTCAGCCCTTTGAACACCTGTCATCTCATTCAGATAGTCCTCTACAATGTCCTCGCCCTGAAATTCAGTACCAGATACGCCAGTAGGAGAAGTTTGAACCATAATTTTTGTAATTGTTTCTGATCTAGGCTCCTGAAATTTGAATATTCTGTCCCATAGATTAGGCTTTTTCACCATTCATCCCCTCCGCTGATAGATCCAGCGATAGTCGCTGAACCCTCATTCATTTTTGATGTCCATTGTCCTACTGATTCATTTTGAAACCTAAGTAAAGCTTGAGATGTCGCATCGACCTGGTCATCATTCACTCCATAGGGAAACGATGTCAATTCATCTATATAGTCCCTGATCCATGGCGCTATCATGGGACTCGGCAAGACCACATTTCTTGCCTCAAAAAGAGGCGATACTGCGTGGACTCGAGCCTCTTTCGACCGGTCAGGTAGATAGGGAATAATGCCCACAATTTCATTCTCTAATGTGGATATCACAGCGGGGCCATTTGCCTTGTCCTCAATGATTTTCACCATCGCTTCAGGCCATTTTTTTGTGAGGGCTTTAATGGCTGAGATGGTTTCAGTGAAACTTAATCTCTCCCTGGTCTGGTCTAGTAGAAAAAACTCAGCCCCTATTCGTCCCCAGACTTGTCCACAGACAAAATCAGTCTCAGTCCCTTTTTTGAATGCCAGATCCCATGACTGGATCACCTCATCGAAACTATTAGGAGTCTCATCATAGAATTTTTCTAACCAAATTTTTTGAATGATCGCGCCCTCAATTGACGCTGGGCGCTGTTGATATAATGAGTTCCAGACCCTTGAACCCCTTGATTTTTTTGTCTTTTTTAGTGCTGCCTCATCATATTTCCATGGCCATAGGGCCTCACCCACATCTCTAGGATCATCTGGATTTGTGTCATCCTCTTTAATGGCTGGAAACGAAATCACTGTCCACTGATCAGCCTCAGGATCCGACTCTGCTAGATCGAGAAGTCGTCCAGCTAGATCGTCCTGATGCCATCTGGTCATAATCAATAGGACTTTAGCGTTTTTTTCAAGTCGAGTAGAGAATGTGGAGTTATACCATTTCCAGGCGCGATCTCGATAGGTTTTTGACTCGGCCTCTTTATCATCTTTAAATGGGTCGTCAATTATACCGAGATTCGCTCCCATTCCCATGATTCCTGAGCCAATACCCGCGGATTTGAACTTTCCTTTTTTACCGAGGATCTCAAATTTTGATACGTTCCGAGTGTAGCGGATCCCATTGTCACCTATAGCGCCTAGTTTTGTTTCAGGAAATAAGTGAGCATAGGCTGGGGTCTCAATGATTCTCTGGACATCTTTATTCATATCAGCGGCCAGCTCATGAGCATATGAGGCCATTATAATCTCATCATCCGGATATTTTCCGAGATAATAGGCCCCTAGTCTCCTGGTCGCCAGCTCCGATTTACCATGACGAGGAGGCATGAAAACCATAAGCCTATCGAGGCCCCCCTCATCTGAGATGAATTCGTCCAGGGTTTCAGCCAGCTTTTCATGATGCCATGAGACTTTATAATCCGGTTTTGTGTAGAGAGTGAAGGCCATTAGAGAGGCTGTGGCTTGATCTTTCAGATCGTCCTCTAAGCATCCCAGGAGCTCCTTGTCCTGTTGAGCTGAGAGTTTTTTCTCACCCATTTTGAAGGATCCTGATCTCCATGGCGATCTCATCTGCCGTAGGATACTCCTGTTCTCTGAAATCAGCTGGAGAAATCGCCCCCGTTGGCTTGTTAAAATCACTAGATTTTTCTATTGATTGTTTTGATCTTTTGAAGGGTTTGAACCCGCGACAGGGCTCATCAAACGGATAGCATGTTCTCATGTATTTTCGACAATTCTGACAATCCCTCACAGCGGGCTCGAAAGTTGCCATATATATGTGGCGATTAAGGCGAGTCTGATCCGTTTTTCCATGGCTGTTTCTCCTTGAGGCGATGTAGATCTTTCAAAACCGCCTGATGATATAGGGCCAGGCCGATGAGATTCAATCTAAATTCATTCCCTGCCAGCCAGCGTCCATGACGAATACTGGTCAAATAATAGCTGAAAACAAGCCATATCCATATAATAGGAGAAAGAACTATCCAAAAGACCCGAAAAACTAGACCCATCCCTTGTCCTTGAAATGCATTTTTCCAGTATTATCCAGCGCCCAGCCTTTCCCACAGCTGGGACAATCGGTTCGCTGTCCATTTTTAGGATCTGAAATCTCGCCTATACCCTTAAACATGTCCTCGTCCATTGTCTGGCTCAAAAAAATATCTCGAGTCAGTGAATAGAGGCTCAGCCTACACCGAGGACATTCGACAATATCCCCCTTTTTGGCATATGGTACTTTTTCAGATGCCTCTATATATTCATCCACAATATTCCCCATCTAATTATCCATCAATGCATCATAGACATGAATAGGGCGCCACATATCCTGATCGCCAGGAATCTCATAGCCGGCCATTTCAGTGATGACAATCCCAACAAGCTCCGAACAGATCATTTTCGCATCATCATTATCGGCCTCAATGCCCACAGCTATTCCGGCTATCTGGCTCAGAGCGTATTGTTTCCCGAGAGATCCCCTCACATAGCCTAGAAAATATTCATAATGACATTTGAGATCTACCTCAAACTCATGAGCCCTGATGTGATTCAGCCAGAAATTAATCCTCTCATGGCCCTCAACAATACAAACGCCCTCACCTACTGCGTGGAAAATTTTTGTAGTATCGGTTTTGTATTCGTTATCCCCTGGTTCGGTATATTCGATCAAAACGTGACTGTAATTAGTATTATCCTTGTCCATGATCTTTTGAGATACAAAATCTGGATCATTCTCTGCTACAAAAACTACTTTAATATTCATCTTTTCCTCCCTTTTCTAGATTGTTTTTTCGGCCTCTTGACTAGGGCTCGACGCTGTTGACGGCTCAAGTCACTGAAATTCTTTTTCTCTTTCATAGCCCATACCATGAGCCTATTAGAGCTCTGATCCCCCCAGTTAGCGAACCTCACAAACCATGGCAGAGGGATAAGCCACACAATCATTGTGACCACGAAAAAGGTCAATGAGATTGGGATGACAATGAGTTTTTTAATAAATTTAACGATGAACATTTTTTCTCTCTCCTCACTAGGTCTGAATAGATCAATATAGCAATTTCAATACATTCGTCATGGCTCAAGGTCTCAATCGGTTTGGAATATTTGAGCCCCCTTTTCTCGAGCCCCTTCAAATATAGCCGACAGAGGTTTTCATTGGCCAAAACTTTCGGGAAAATGTTCTCCTCGAAATCCTCAGTGTTCATTTTTTATCCCAGTATTCCTTCAGATGCTTTCTCCGCTCCACATATGGTTTTCCAGGATAGAGATTGACCCCCTCATATTGTCGCGCCAGCTTATCGGCTCTGGCCTGGAGCTCCTCAAATGCCGATTTCTCGACAAAAATATACTCTCCACCCATTTCAAACCCAGCCTCAGCGCATTCCTCATCGCCGCCCTGAAACGTTCCCTTTTCGATATAGTCCAGCTCAATTTCTCTTGTTACCATTTCTGACCCCTATATTCCTTCAGACCTTTCCTGACGCCGATAGCCAGAATGTCATGGAACCCGTTTGTAAAGTTCCTCCTATCATAGTGATCCAAAAATTGATCAAGTAGTTTAGCCAGCTTATGAGCCTGGGTTTGAGCGATTCTACAGCGGCCAGACCAGTAGTCCTCTTTCATCAACTCCTCGTTTTCATCTCGAGCCTCCTGGAGCTTGACCTTGAGCTGATCAAAGGCCGCCTTCTCAATGACATTGAAGGCCTCGCTCACCTTGAAATCTGGCCCTAATGACTGAATCACTACCTTTCCATAACTATCCTTTGAAATACAAAATTCTCTAGCGAGTCGATCAGCCATCATTTCACCTCTCGCCGGACAGATATCGAGGCGTGTGGATATGTCATCATCCCTCGGCCCTCAGTCACTTTAAGCCATCCTGAGCCGTCCTCATCATCCAGATAAAATGGCGCCTTGTCCCGATAACTGACCTTAATAGCCTTTCTTTTGGTCCCCTCAAGGCTAGCGTACCAATAAGTAGGTTTATAGGCCCCGCCTACAATGATTTTCACCTGTTCGCATAATGTGGGCTCACCATTCCAGTAGGTTTTCATGTGGCCACCTCCAAATTCATAGTTTGTTGACCTTGACCCAAAAGGCTCAGCTCCCGATCAAATAGGCCTATCTGCCTAGCGAGATTCTCTAGCTCATTT